TTCCTTTGGCGCGTAGGATTGAAAGCGATTTAAACGAATGGCTGGCCCCAGAGTTTGGTGATGATATTTCAATTTCATATGATATTGACGCCATCCCAGCTATGACAGAGCGGAGGCGTAGAGTTTATGAAAATGTTACTTCGGCGGTTAGGGATGGAATTATATCACGTAATGAAGCGCGTGAAAGATTGGGCCTTGAACCCATCACAGGAGGGGACGAAGTCTTTATCGCGGCAAACCTCTTCCCACTGGGTGGTCCAGAAGTGGCGGCAGACGAAGGGCAAGACCCAGAAGAAGCAGGGAAAGAAGCCTACGGCGAAGAAGAAATAAAAAAAAAGAGTGAAGTAGCCAAGGACACTTTTACAACCAGAGCCGAGGCATCGGATCGGGCTGCTGAAATAGGTTGCGTAGGCACTCATCAGCATACGGTTGATGGAACCCTTGTGTTTATGCCCTGCGATACTCATGGTGAATATGAAGATCTTATAGGTGATAAAAGAAATTATCTTGATCGTTATGTAAGTCCAGACGATATGCGCCATCGGGAAAAGGAAAAATCCCACCATGATGAAGAAGAAGATGACAAGGCTGAAAGTGATGTAAACACAACGCCTACGGACGCTATGGCTTCAAATGCAACTCGCGGCCTTGCGCTTCGCGAGGAATATGGGCGCGGCGGCACTCAGGTAGGTGTAGCTAGGGCAAACCAGCTTAAATCGAAAGAACGCCTCAGCCCCAGAACCGTTCGCAGGATGCACAGTTATTTTTCTAGACACGAGGTTGACAAGAGAGCGGAGGGCTTCCGTAGGGGTGAGGCTGGATGGCCTAGCGCGGGGTTAGTGGCTTGGTTGCTTTGGGGTGGTGATGCGGGCCAGTCTTGGGCTGCACGTAAGGTAAGGGAGCTAGATAAAGAGCGTGATAAAACTGACGAGTTGGTTCCATTTATGGAAGATTTGCCGATTGAGGAAAAAGCGCCAACGAAAATATCAGAAGCGGTCAAAAAAGGTCTAGCGGAAAAAGTTAAAGAGCATAACGAGAAACACGGCGACAAAAAGGGCAAGAGGGTCACTCAGAGGATGCTGGAAGCGGTGTTTCGTCGAGGCGTGGGGGCTTACAACACAAACCCATCTTCAGTGCGCCCCAGCGTCAGTTCTGCGGACCAATGGGCATATGCGCGGGTGAATGTATTTTTGGGAGCTGTGAGAACGGGGAGGTTCGAGCGGGGGAAGTTTGACACTGATCTTTTGCCAGAAGGCCACCCGCTCAAATCCAAAAAGAAAACCTAGATATAGTTTTCTACGAGGCCAAGCTCGACATCATCATAGATGCCGAAGGGTTTTGAAAGCGAGCCATCTTCCTTCACCATGCGAACAGCGAAAGTAATCGCGTTGTGATTGGCAAGCCAGCGGTAGCCTCGCGCCATTGCCACTTCGTGTGTAACGGCGTCAAACTCTATGAGCCGATCTTCGTCGGCTGATGGAACCTCGATATGAACGACAAATTTATTTTCGCCGTTAAAATAAATATCGCCTTCAAGTCGATTAAGGCGCATTTCAGCAGCTTCGGTGGAAAGTAAAAATTTAAGAGAATGTGCCATGTTACCTCCAATGGCTGTGGGGCCGAAGCCCCTGTTGATTAACGGCGGCGCAGCTTGCCTTCACGGCGTAGGCGCTCCATAACGTAAGTCATGCCCTGATCGGCATAGTAGTTTTCCCGCTCGGGGTTCCACCCGCGCATCGCGTTCTGAGCTTGGCGGCAATCGCTAATGATGTAAGCCAGCGCATCGTCATCGACGGTTTTCGCGTGGGCTTCCCACTTGTTGAACTCTGCTGCAGTTGCTCCTGACATATCACGCCTCCTCACGCTGTCTTTCTTCCAGTTTTTAAATTGTATTCAAAACGCAAGCCACCCAAGCAGTCGCGGCAACGGATATAATCAAAGTAACCTTGAACCTTCATTGCGTTATGAACCGCTTTCCCATCGGCTGCGTTGCTCACAGTATCGATCCACTGTTCTGGGCCACCGTCTTTGATGCCGAAAATTTTGTAACTTCTACGTGTCATTTTTACCTCCATTGGTTGGTGGGGGCCGAAGCCCCCAAGTGATTAATCCCAGATAATGTCTGATCCGCGTTTTTTTATGAGCGACAGGATTTGTTCGAAATACGCATCCTCCCAATCTTTTCCTAACTCAGTTTCTAGGATGTTCCGAAACTTTGCTGCGCAGTGAGTAGTGCCAGTGCGGCCAATATACTTGCTGCTTTTATCAAGTGCGGTTTGAAAAACTGTATTGATCATTTGGACTTCCTCTGTTGCTATACATTCTGTATGCTCTCTTTTTTTAGATATGTAAATACTTAATTTACAAAAAAGTTACATAATGACAAAAAAAGGGGCCGAAGCCCCTCAATCTGCGATATTGTTTAGGTTCACTGCTTGAGCGGGGAAACCCTGATTGCTCTCTCTAAAAGGTAAACCGCATAATCTTTATCAAGCTCCGCGAGCTCATCTTCCCACTGGCTAATGGTCATTACATCTGTGGGGATAACCTTCATAGAAATGCAGTTTGACGAATGGGCGGCCATTATATAGGCCATGGCATCGGCTGGGCGGTTTACATCACTTACGATGTAGTCATCGCCGCCTTTAAACTTCCAGTAAGCGTTTCCGCTTGAAAACTTCCCATCGGTGTCGTGAGCGCCGTAATTTTCCAGAGTTTGAGTTTTAACAATAAAATCCATTATTTTTTCTCCATGTAGGTGTGGGGGCCGCAGCCCCCGATTGATTACTTGATCTTGATGAGCGTTCTTTGGTGAAGGCACTGGATGTTGTAGCCTCCTGCCAAGATGGTATTTATTGAAACGATATGCCCATCAATTACGAAAGTTCCCTCATATCCATCACCACAAGATACAAGTTCAAAGTCTTGGATTTCAGTGATGCCTTTTTTGTTGAGAGCTTTGATGATGCGGTTGTTGCGGTTTGCAATCAGGTTATCAATATTTTTGCGAACAACTTCTTCAATCTTGTTTGTATAAGCTAAAAGATTGTACCATGTTTTCCCGCCTGCGATTTCAAAAAGAATTTCGTAATTCATTTGGCGGGTGTTGTTTTTTTCTGCCCACATTTCTGTGATTGCAGATTTGCGTGCTTTGGCCCATTCCAGTTGGCGCTCGAACATTTGAGCGTCTAAACCTGAGAAAGCTTTTTTAATCTGATTTTCCATTTCATCTACCTAGTTTTAAAGTTGCTATACATTTTGTATGCCTGTCTTTTTGGTAAATGTAAATACTATATTTACAAAAAAATGCAGTTAGACCAAAAAAAAGTTTAATGCTATAACAGGGCATGGGGTTTCCAGTCTACATAAAAGCGGGCGCAAGCCGAGTTTCCATCGCCAAGGAGATAAGGGAGGTCAGCCGCCTTCGCCTCCAATTTGAAAAACAAATGGCAAGGAAGATGGAAAGCCTTTTTAGAACAGCGGGAAACAGAGCCGCCGCCGCGTATGAGGCTGGAACTAGCGTAGAGAACGCAAACGTAACTTTGCAAGCGGAAGTGGGTGCGGTCTTTCGGGCTTCTTATGCAGCTGTCATAGAAAAATTTGCACAAAGGGTTGTCGAAAACCGTAAGCGGGCAACCCAATTTGAGGCTTTGGTGTTTCAGTATTACGCTAAAGAAGGCGCAAATAAGGTCGTAGGGGTCACCCAAACCACGAAAAATAAAATCAGGCGGGCGATTGAAGTTGCGGACAAGGAGGCTTTGGGCGTTGGGCCGACCGCCAAGCTCATAAAAGAGTACACAGGAGGCGCTATGGGCCGAGCAAGGGCCACTACCATAGCTCGAACAGAAACCCACGCAGCGGCCTCCTTTGCGACTGACGCAGCCACAAGAGAGCTTAACCTTCCCTCACAGAAAAAGCGTTGGGTCTCAGTAAGTGATGCTAGAACCAGATCGGGTCATGCAGCGGCTAATGGGCAAGAAGTTGGCATCGATGAGCCGTTCCTTGTCCCTTTCAATGGTCAAACCATAAAGATGAAATACCCGCATGACGGAAGCGGCGGTGCTGGAAACAATATAAATTGCAGATGCCTCGCGGTTTACTTTACAGATGAGGACGCAATTTTTGATGATGTTCCCGTTTCCCAACCGCCACCGCCACCGCCCCCACCCGCTCCATTAGAACCTTTTGCGCCTTTACCAGTTGGTCGTGAGGTTGTGCTTCCGATAATAAAGGGAATAAGGAACGAAGATTTCCCTACAGTTTCAAAAGAAGAAAGCCTTGCAAGCCTCAGAAAGCAGTTAAAAGAAGCAGACGAGCAACCAAACCAAGCTTTACGTGCAATTTATGAAGGTAGTGATGAGCGCGATTTTGGGGTCATTCAAGGCGCTGGCTCCCTCACAAAGGAAGCTGCCGCCGCGATGGCTATTGTCAATCAGGAGCTTAATTACTTCTCGGATCTTTTTGGTATCCCAAGGGTCAGGGGCTATAAGAAAATAGATGGAAGTGGCTCTGAAAACGGTAAAACCATAGCCAATATGGGTGATGGGGTTATGGGCTTCAATACCGAGTATTTCAATAAGTGGGCAGGGGATATAACCACCGCAAATGACGCAACGCTTGTTCCAAGGCGGGCTGAACTGAAACTTAAAATTGAAGAAGGGGAAGCTAGAGTTCTTGCGCTGGAGCAACGTATTCTGGAAGCTGAAAGGAATGGTGAGCGCCAAGGGCCATTTATACGGCAGTATACCGCTGCAAATGATGATCTTTGGCAGTTAAAGCGTGAGTACGCTTCTATTTCTACCGCAGAAGTCACGGACTACAAGCTCGGTGGGGATGGCGAAAAGCCTTGGACTGTTGAAAAGTATTCAACTGGTGGTATGGATCATTTTAGATCAACGATGTATCATGAGTTTGGACACCAAATTCATCAAACTTATGGGCGGCGTGTTTCTGAAAGGGGCAGGGTTTCCGCATCTGACAGGCCATTCGAAGATGAGCTTAAAAAGCGTTGGCTTAAAGTTTACAGATTGAAGAAAAAGCGTTCAAAAGAGTTTTGGAGTAGATACGCTGAAACCGATGCTTTTGAGTGGTTCGCAGAAAGCTTTTCACTTTGGGCCTCTGGACAAACAGAAAAGGTAAACCCTTTGTTTCTTGAAATGATACAGGAGATAATTGATGACGCAAAGCGCTGATCGGATTTTAGAAATAGTTGGTCAGGAAAAGATCACTAAGGAAGATTACCTTGAAATGCAAAGTGAGTGCGTGGGCCTCGAAGTTGATGAGTACGGGTTGATTGAAATGGTCGAACGTAGACTTGGCGATTTGCGTTTGAGGCGTGAAATAGATTTTTGACCGCGTACTGGAAAAGGGCATCTATCTATGTTAAGTTGTGCCTAATGAAAACGTGAGGACGCTCACCATGCCGTTACCAAAGCCCTATAGTGGCGAAACAGAAGCAGATTTTATGGGTCGCTGCATGGGCGATGATAAAGTCGTTTCTGAATATCCAAACAGAACCCAGCGGGCAGCGGTTTGCTTGTCCAGTTATGGCAAGTCAGAACCAAAGGAAAATGAAATGAGTGATGATATTGAGTTCAAAGATGAAACACTTGATGTAAAGTTTGACATCAAGGCAATGGACGACAGCGATGAAAAGGGCGAGTTCAGTGGTTACGGCTCAATCTTTGGAAACAAGGATCTTGGCAACGATGTTGTTGTCGAGGGCGCTTTCGCTCAATCTATAGGGCGCAAGGGCGCTAAGGCTGTAAAGATGCTTTACCAGCACCGCGCAGATGAGCCTATCGGGGTTTTTGATGAGATCATAGAAGATCGCCGCGGACTAAGGGTCAAAGGTCGCTTAGCTATGGGAACCCAACGGGGTCGTGAAGTTTATGAATTGATGAAAATGGGCGCGATTGATGGCTTGTCGATTGGCTACCGCGTCGATGCAAAGGGATATGACTATGACGATAAGCGCAAGCGCCGTTATCTCAAGTCAGTAGACCTTATGGAGATTTCTGCCGTAACCTTTCCCATGAACCCCAGAGCTAGGGTTTCATCGGTAAAGAGCGACAGAACAGTCCGTGAATGGGAAGAAGTCCTGCGGGATGCAGCGGAACTTTCCAGAAGCGAGGCGAAAGTCGCAGCTTCGGCTGTGGCAAAGGCACTGGAACAGCGGGATGCTGGCGCTCAGGAAATGCCTTCTGAACTGGTAAGCGAGTTAGATCGCCTAACCAATATCCTTAAATCCTAAACA